AAAAGTTATAGTACTCACCTACCTCAGATAAAATAACATTATCACCAGCTAAGAAGCCTAATCTATTTCTATAGAAAAATACATCTTGAATATATTTTCCAATGAATGAGGGAGCACTCGCAGAATCTAAATCACCTACTTTTCTAGGTTCCCATGTGATTGGTGTAAAGCCTATGTGATATGTTTCTGGGGATGATGTAAGTCTTCTTACTTCTAGTTTATGAGGCATAGTTGCTGCATTAATATCATTGATAATACCTGGTTTAAATGTTTCCTTAAATACACTATCTCATATTTAACATAGTAGTTATCAAAGTTACTATTATCATCACCCTTAATTTCTATAACAGCTCCCTCATACCCAAAATCACTAGGTAAATCCTGGAGCTTTCTAATAGCCCCTTGCCATGAAGCTGAGGCTTGATTTCCCCAGCTATCAGAACCTTTCCATTTATCACCAGGAGAGGCTACCTTTTTAACTACGGAGCCTTTATTAGTACCGCCTATCTTTGTAGCCAGCTCATAAGCTAAGACTGTTGAGTCATGTCCTATGATACCATCTGTTGCTGTTATGGTTGTAACTGTTTCTCCTAGAGGATTTTCTGTAGTAGTTGTTGTATCTGTATTAGCCATTGAGATACCATTTTTGTATATATAGTATTTGTATCGTAAACCAGAATTGGTAGCACTTGTATCACCATTAGTTCTTTTAACCCAGTAATAGAAAGTACTATCCCAGTCAGAATCACCATTAAAATCAACAGTTGTAGACATACTACATAACTTAGTTTTATTAACAATGAATGTTGTATCACCAACAGTAGATAAAGTAAATGAGGAAGAGGCTGTACTGCCTGTAGGAAGAGAGAGATAAGTGTGTGTGGTCCAAGAGGATATCCAGGTTTTTGTAATAACATCAAAAATTCTATATTGACTGCTACCATTAATACATATTATATATTTTTCATTACCAGCCCCTCTATCATAAGCATATATAAAACTATCAGTAGGAAATGTATTATCATTGTATAGTGTTGTAGTGGGAGGTCTTTTTTGAACACCACCAATTATTGTAGGGTATACATTTATCATCTCTGTGACTTGTGTTTTATGTCTTAACTCAGGTGTTTGTTGACTAACACCCCCATATAAACCAGGTATTATTGAATTAATTAGTGACATATTACCCCCTAATTCCAGTAGGATTTGATGTTCTAGATAAAATCCTAGAAACTGTAGTATCATCAAATATATTATAATCATTAACCTCATCTTCATAAACATTAAGTCTTAGTTTAGATTCTTGTTCATCTTTTAGTAGGAGCTCAAGCATTGTAGCCTCTCCAATTAATCTTTGATATGCTACTCTGGCTGTTTTTAATGTAATATATTGTTGGGCTGATAGGGGTAACTCATCAAATGGGAGAGCCCATGCTATATCACATTTTACTGAAGTAGTAAACTTAAAGGTTTGGTTACCTCTATCATATAATCTACCATTTTTAATAATGATATTAGAACTTGGTGATGTTGGGTCAACCCTTAGGGCTGTTGGAGGTACTATTATATAGCCCTCCGTGTCCATTGATAACTCCCAGTTCTCATCTGTATTAAATGAGAAGCCTTCAGCTAATACCTCTTCCTTAGTTGCCTCTAGTATGATATCAGCTTGTTCAGCCTCATAAATACCTTCTATTGATATGTTATCTTCAAGTGTTTGCTCACCTAATACTTGTAGTATTATGTTTATTGCTCCATTATATTTATTCATTATTTCAGTCCTTTAATTTATTATTTTTGTTTAATACCAGATTAAAAGACTGAGAGGACTTCTCCCCTCAAATCTTTAATTAGTCAGTAGTAGTCATTCTGATTACACAACCGTTGTTAAGAATTCCGAATCCCATAGCATAACTAGAAACCATTAAAGTTCCTTGTTTTTGAATTTGGTATTCAGCTTCAGTCTTAACATCAAGTAATTTAACTACCCCAATACATTCATTAGTGAACATATAGATATCTTCTGGGTCAATGTTATTACTAACAGTGATTTTATGACCAGCAACAGTGTTAATTTTACCTGTGTCTAATCCACCATTTGAACCTGAAGTCATATCTTTATGGATAGCACCAGATTGTACTAATCTGTTGTAGTTTTTTGGAGACATAACAACATATCTCTCACCTGGAATATCATCTTCATCAAATGCAGTTTGAGCATTAAATAATGAAGCTAAGATTAAATCACCTTTACCTCCATTAGTACTTGCACCTGCAGTTGCAATACTGATAGCAGATTGAGCAGCTGGTTGACCTTCGTCACCATTGTTATCTCCTGTATTAGCAGCACCAGTAGCAGCACTATTAAGTGTAGCAATGATAGCTTTATCAACTTCAACAGCTAACTTTCTTCCCATTTCAGAAGAATAAGTACTTCTTGTTTCATAATGTTGCATTGCTTCTTCAAATCTATCAACAAATACTGAAGCATATTTTAAGTTATCAATTTCAATAACTCTTTCTCCAGCATTGATTAAGTTAGGAATTACATCATTCCCTGGTACATGTGTAGATACCGCTGAATCATATTTTCCGATAACTGCAAAACTTGCTGATTTACCATGTGGGATTGTTCTAGTTTTTACAAGTGGTAAAAATACATTCTTAACTTCAAATGCTGTAAGAACTTCTCCACTGAATACTTTAATTGCTAGGTCTCTATTAGAAACACCATTAGTTCTATTAGTCCCTATACCTTGTGCTGGTGTAAATGCCATGTTATTTTCCTTATTAGTTTAAAGTGTCATATAATGTGACACCAAGTGTTAGCTCATTTGAGCACCTGTTGTGTTCAACTTCATACTACTTTCTTGTTGGTGTCCCCTGAGAATCCACCTCAATAGACTCATTAGGGGGCAACAATACTTATATGTATAAGGAACCAAAAAAGACACACTGGAAAACCAGCGTGCCTAAAAGGAGTATAAAAGAAGTTAGGACTTACATAATATTTCTATTACTGCCTAAATTCTAATTAAAAATTACTTCTTGCTACCTTACTTTGTACCATCTGTCTGAATGCTGGGTCATTTCTATACTTAGGAGATGCCATATCATTCATCATCTGTCTACTACTCTCATACCCAGCAGAACTAGAAGTACTAGCACTCCCTCTAACTAAGTTAGGCTCAGCTGCATCTGCTTTGTATCTAGCATATAATCCTTGTATCGCAAATTGACTACCAGCCTCAGTTGCTAATGCTTGATTAAAGCCCTCTTTCTCAATATCTGATAGAGAATTAGATGCCCATTCTATCATAGCATCATAACTCTGTTCACCACCAGCTAATGCCTGTAGTCTGCTTATGTTCTGTTCCACAAGTGCTTGCTGTCCAGCTATGTAAGAATCAACTGTTGATTGGGGAATACCAGCATTCGCTAGTTCTTGATAAGTCTCAGCAGATAAAGCACCATTCTCAGCATATTCATCATTAAGAAGGGCAAAATCAATACCTACAGATTCAACTACTTCTCTAGCCTCTCCCTCTTCAACTACTTCCCTAGGAGTTCCTAGCTTAGATTCTAAGGCTTTATAAGCTTTCTCTAATTCCTCAGCTGATTTATATTTACCAGCTAATAATGGAGTTTCTTCTGGTGTTGTAAAATCATCCTCAGCTGGTAAGAGAGCTGCTTCCTCAGCCTTAGCTACCATCTCTTGTTCATAACTACTTAGTTCTTGTGTTTGATTTTGTTCTTCCATCTTCTACTTCCCCCTCTGTTTTTACAAGAGTCTTAGCTCTAATAGCATCAGCTTCTTCTTTTAATTTAATTACCTGTTCTTCTAACATTCTCTGCATTGGTGTTTTAAATGTAACACCATCAAATACAGGTTTATAGTTTTTCATTCCCATTTTATACCCTTTTCTTTTTTATTCTTGAGGCTGAGCTAGTTGTTGACCAGCTATTGCCCCTGCATTCTGAGCAGCTGCATCTAGTCCTGTTTGACCTGCTTGTTGCATCATAGCCTCTTGTTGTTGTTGCTGCTGTGCCATCTGTTCCTGTTGTAGCTGTTCTTGTGATTTAACTAAGCCCTTAGTCTCTATTCCTAATGAGGTACCCACCTGAGCTATTACAGCATCAACATTAGTATATTGAGCAAATATCTCTGGTCCTAGTAATCCTTGTAGTGTTTGTGCAAATTGAACTAATTTATTAAAATCGTGTCCTCTTCCTAGTGCTTCAACACCTGTAACAATAATAGGCTCTACTAAATCTTTTGGTAGATTAATCTTATTTGATGACATTAATAATCTTATAAGTGGGAGTTGTAGCTCTTGTGTTAATATACTATAAATACCACCTAGTGCATCTTCTAGTTCACCCGCCATCAATCTCACTTCTTCTGCTGTGACCCTCTCTGCTTGTCTTGA